TATCGCCTATCACTCTTACTTCTGAGTTATTTCTACCCCTACTGAACTATTACTGGATTGCCACCCAATGAATAATATTTCGGAATACCTAGCGAACTTGGAAGTTCATCTAGACATCTTCTATTTCAAAGATGCTCGAGGGCTCTATGCTCTCAGAAGTTTCAAGTCTTTTCCCGATTGGTTTTGCCAATCACTCGTCATTGTTTATAACACATATTGTGTCTCTTTTTTGCATTAGAGTAGACTATCAAAATGAAATGTGCGCTTGAAATAGCAATCAGGACTTCCTTTTGAGAAATCTATTGATTAACACATCTCTATGTTCCTTATAGGAAAAGGTTTACATGGTCTTGGCTGACTTATACTTACACTTTCGCATAAGCATCTATACACCGACTGAATACAACAACCTGGCTCCTACACCATTATGTCATATTCTATGGATTATTCCTATTGCTATTACTAGCTCAATTGATGTTGATTCACCAATATAGATTCCTACTAAGTGCCTTACAGGACTTACTCAATAGTTCTCTATGTATTCCAATTGTATACTTAAACACTATAAATAATGTCGCATTGAATATCTCTACACTAAGCTATCAACACTTTATCCTTGTTTCCAAGTTTATTTAACGATTATATACAACCGAATCATTTAATGTCTGATTAGGACAAATTTTTGAGAAAGCTTATAGATAATGAGATATAACCGATAATATGCACACAGATATAAGTCTATAAGCCCTCTCGCTAAGAAAACAATACTAAATAATACTGGTATTGTATAATTTGTTAGCAATTAATTCTTTATCAAGACGATTTATCATACTCACTAAATCTTTACTTGATATATCACTTCTAATTAATGATAACTCATCAGCTTTGGAAAGCTCAATACCATAAACATCTAGATATGCTTTCTTGTATTGTAACATCAACATATCTCTTTCAAAATAACTTAAATCTAATAACATCTGCTACCTCATCTCATTGTTTTTAAAATTTTAATGATATAGAGACAAGGGGACTAATCCTCATCTCTACATCTTACTACAATGGTCATAGTATAAATTTTATCTATATTCATTTATAGAATATATATAACTATCAAATTCTCTAATATCTGCATTAACTTCTATTAAATCTGTTAAATCATTATTCATTTATACCTCTTTTACCTTCTATTAATTCAAAGTATTCTTTAAGACCATTTACACGTTCATCTGATTTCTCAACTAATTCAAAACTATCTTCTAGCTCTTTTTGCCCTAAGTATGCACCTAGATTGTAAGAAACTATAGATACTATTATACATACACATACTAACCATAATGTCATCTTTACCTCTTTTCAGTTTATCCCCATGTTATACACATAATGTATATATATAGGGTATTATCTACTTATATCTACTTATCAACATCTTTTGCACATCTTTTCCACCTATTTACTAGTTTATACACATAAACATACATACATATAAATAAAAAAAGATAGAAAGACCCACATTGAGTATGAAAGCTGTGAGTCAACACTTCCGAGCCGATTTATAACTTTACCAATTTGATAAGAGGTATCGACCACGCGGCCTTACCGATGACCGTATGGAATCCAATTACAACTTCTTGGATGCTGCTTTTAGCTGTTCAGCTAACTTCTCTGAAGAGTCTGTATCCATATCTACAGTACTTTCAAAGGCGTTAAGAACTTCTAATACATCTGCTAAAGCATAATTCAATTTAGCACCAGTTAGAGGTTTCTCATAACGTGCACCAAATCTACCATTGCGAGTAGTACCAGATAATTTATTCTGAACAAACTGTTGTATAGCTATCTTTCTGATAGACTGAGCCCATTCCTTATCTTGAGTACTTAACTCTGTATTTTGATTATCTTCTGACATCAACGTCTCCTCCTCGACATAATCGAGTTATAAGTTAAATTTACAATTCAATAACCCCATTAAAGGGGGTACCATGCATATATATGGTTGCATTTCAAAATACTGCATTTTTTTCTTGGAAATAACATGGGGTATGCGTAGATTGATAAAAACAAAGGAGTCTGTATGACGATAACTAGTAAAGATTTAAAAGGTGGCAATGCTCTAACTGGGGTAGCTAGAACTGAAGCTGAAGAAAGAGAGAAAGCGGCTCGTATACAACAAGCGCAGTTATTAGATATTGCAATAGAAAAAGTAGCTAAAGCACAATCAGAAGCTGCGAAAGATTTAAAGAAAAAGAAAGAACCAAAGAAAAAGAAATCTACATAATCTACTATTATCTACTAGTATCTGCGGTAGCTACGTAGACTACTTGAAGATAAAGTGTTTTATGTATTATGTCAAGGAAAAAATGTATGGGTACATCAATTAATTGGTTAGCAAGACTATCTCAAGAGGACCAGGAACGAATCTTGGGACATATTGAACGCTTGGTTAAATTAGAAAGGAAATTGTCTAAACAGATTCTTGAAGATGAAGATATGACAATGGAATACGTAGAAAATGATGGCGATGCTGACGAGGGGACTAATAGTGTACCCATAGAAATCAATGGTAGAAAGTATTTTATACACAAAGATGTGATGTATTTAATAGAATCTCTACACAAACAATTGTCAAAACGTGGAAAGTAGAAAGATTAAACACGTAAGACATTACGTCTATGATACGAAAAAGGAGTTTTTAAAGGACCATCCCAAAGGGATACTTCACTCCGAATGGAGAGATGCTAAACAAGGTGATTGGGTAAAGAGTGATGATGGTCGTATTGTCCAGCTTTTAAAGGTTTCCAGTAATCTATCGCATCCAAAAGATTCTAAAAACTATAAACAATCTAAAGGGTATGTAAGAACCATAGTTGGCACATTTGTCAATTCTAAGAAAACTTACATGGACACCGACTTTCAGAAACACCCAAATCGCTACACATTTAGCACCAAAATCAAGAATACTTCTAGTAGGGTGAAGGAGAGGTCCAAATGTACGAACAGAGAAAAAATTTTTGCGACTAGCGTCGCAGTGGGAAAAGATGCTGTGAGTGCTTATATGAAAGCATTTACTGAAAAAAATCGTAACACGGCTAGAAAAAAAGCTGTAGTTTTACTTAAACAGGAGCGAGTAATGAGTGAAATAGAAAAAACTTCAAAAGAAATAGCGAAAGAGCTAGGGATTGACCATGCATATATATTAGGTTCCCTAAAGCAATTAGCTGATACAAGTGAAGACCAGAATATTGCATTGCAATCTTTAAAAGAACTAGGGAAAGCAATCGGTACGCTAGGTAATCAAGTTAAGAAAATAGAAACTGGAGTAGTTGGAATGTTCCAAGGGTTTAGTCCTGAAGAAATAGAAGGAGCTTCTAGAGCAATACTTCCAGAAACAACTTCCGAGGAGGAAAGAAAATGATATGTCCACATTGTAGTAGTATGTTGACAAAAAAAGAAGGTAAAAAACGCAACAAAGATACTGTTAAACAACAATTTAGCTGTAAGTCTTGCGGAAAATGGTTTTCTATACCAATACCTTCTGATGTAAAAGAGTACGACAAGAAGCACATAGAACCAGGAAAACTATTCCAAGTAAAAAGCGATGAAAAGCTACGAGTACACGGATTAACGGATATACACGTAGGAGCACACGAATTTGATTTGAAAAAATTTCAAGAGGCAATTAAAATTATATATGAAGACCCAAATGCACGATGGTTTGGTAATGGAGATATGATAGAACTGATTCCCCCTAATTATAAAATAAATCAAAGAGGGCAAAGTATTCCACCAGAAGAGCAATATCTAAGCTTCTTAAAACTGGTACAACCCATACAGGATAAGTGCCTATTTATAAGAGGAGGGAATCACGACTATCTAAGAAGTTTTAATATACTAGACTTTGATGTATGTAAAACGTTAGCAAGTGAAATGGATGTTCCATATTTCAGATTGCCTGGATACGCACAAATAACTATTGGCGAAAAAGATTGGTTTCTTGTTAGTGGACACGGAAAGAGTGGAGCTAAAAACGGAGACACAGAATTGGATAAAATGGCTTCGGTTTATTCTGATGGAGATGTATACTTTTTAGGACATAATCATCAGTTATATTGTAAGCCAATTGATTCATTGACAATAGAAGACGGAGAAGAAAGTCTAAAACGAAAATGGTATGTAAGAGGCGGGTCGTTCCTCAGATACGCAGACTATGCTCGTTATAGCTTCTATGGGATTCAACGTACGGGTTGGATTACTATGGAATTTACTAAAGATAAAATAAACTGTTGGGAGAACTAAAATGCCATACGGAAAAGGTACATACGGAACTCAGGTTGGAAGACCTAAAAAACCAAAAACAACAACTGGTATGAAAAAGAAAGTTGTTAAAAGAAAGAAAAAATAAATGAGAAGAAAAGTATTCGGCTCGTTTGAAAAAAGGGCTAAGACTAAAAAAAAGACTAGACAAGGTATGAGCAATAATACCAAGTATGGAAATAAGCTTAGCCCTAAATACTATAAAAAAAGAAAGGTAGGTCAAGGTGGCTAAAAGAAATAAACCTGTATTGTCTAAACATGATATAGTTAGAGGTATTAAAGAACTAAATATGCAATTACAAATGTTGCATCGCCATGTTATGATGATAGATAATGTTGTAGATAAATATATCCATATGAATAAAGATGAAGATAAATTAAAAAAATATATGGAAGATTTATTGGAAAAGCAAAAAAATGAACAAAATACAGAACATAAGCAAAGCGGAAGAAGCGCTAAGACTAGCAAGTAAAGATATGATTGCATTCGGGAAGTTATTTCTTCCTGATGACTTTATGCGAAGTGAAACACCTCCATTTCATTATGAG